GCCCACGTTCTCTGCACCGAGGTTGGTTGTCGCAAACACGATTGAGTCAGGGTGTAACTCGTAACTGCCTATCTTCCGCTCTAAGATCACACGTAGCAGCGCGTTCTTAACGGCCTTGTTCGCTTTGCCGTACTCGTCAAGCATCAGGACAATGGGCTTGTTGATGTGCATACCCAGTTCCTCGTTGGTCAGGTATGTCACATAGCCTGTGCCATCATCCATCTTGGCGATGTTCGGTATGGTGATGTCACCCAAGTCCTTGGTCGTACAGTCGCAGTAGCACCCCAAGTGTGTTGCGCTTAACTTCTTAATAAGCATCTTAAGAAGCTCCGACTTGCCGGTGCCCATATGACCTTGAATAAGATAGGTCACGTCTGTGCCTGTATCCATCAGGGTGTCTACAATGTCGTTCAAGCCGACTGCGTACATTTGTTCTGCTGAGTTCATTTGGTTCTCCTTGTTTCAGCTATTGGTCTAGTGACGGAAGCGCAGACAACACTTCGTCTATTTGTTGTTTAGTAGTTACTCGCAAACTCTCGTTTGTCTTGAGCATGTCTGCTGTCAGGGTTCGCCCTTGTAGGGCTTGGTTTAGTTGTCGCCTAACTTCTCGCATGGTGTTGTCACCACTAAAGTTAAACCGCTCCAGCACGTCGATCATGTCCACCACATTGTTCAACACTGGATCGCCCCACTTTTTATAGTCGGGATTTTTAGTACTACTTACACCGGAATATGCCAACCTCTCCGATAGCGTAACCAGCTTGCCGGTTAGTTCACCCATGATGGTGTTTGAGAACCCCTGCATCAGCTTAGTGTGCTGCTGCTTGTAGAAGTCACTGATAACCTCATGGCCCTCGTCCACCACGTCGGTGCGCCAATCGGGTGTGATCTGCTGGATCTCAAAGTCGATGTAGAACATCTTACGAAGCTCATCCTTGGGCGGGTAATCATCAGGGTTGAACAGACTGTCCACGCTACCCTGTAGCCGTACCTGTTCATCAACTACCGCATCATCGTAATCGACCCACACAAACTGATCTGCTGCACGTTCAAAGTCGTTCTTGATTGCAGTCATGGTTGTGATGAATGGCGGTATGTCTTGGTTGGGCATTGCACCTCCACCTTTGACCCACGGCTTGGTTGCACGGTAGTACGTGTTACGCGCTAGGCCACTGAGTCGCTTGGCTTCTAGGAAAGACTTGCAGTGGGGCAGTAGTATCTTACCGCCAAACACACCCTCGGTAGCCAGACCGTTGGCTTGCCTGATCTGGGCTGTGGCTTTGAGGTCACGTCGTTGGTTGTTCCACACACCTGTATGAAAGGTTACGACTGCTGCCGCTTCACGCATGGTGGGCGCACTGATTGTCGAGGACTGTATGTCCTGTAATTCAGTGTAATCCACACTAACTTCTTTATCAGGAACACCTTCATCTTTGGGCGCGAAAGGTACCTCTTCTACAAACGGGAATACCGTCTGCTCTTCTTCGATACGCACAAGCGCTTTGAGATCTTCGATGATCTCCTGCTCGCTACGCTCCATGTGGATCTTCTCCAACTCTTCGTGCTCGTCCATTGCTGGCTCCTCGGTTATAAGTTTTCCCAATTCGGTAAAAGACCGATCTACAAAACCTTTAAAGTCTTCACTCATTTGCGGTTCTCCAACTGCAGAAATACATAAACGACTGAGAAAGTCACAGTCGCGGTGAAACACACCCAGAAGGTTGCTGCGTGTGTATGGCTTACAGGCACGGTGATATCCTCGACCACACCTAGTAATGCTATGTAGGTCATAAGACCTGAGAAGAGGGCGATGCCCCCCGTTACTTTTTCTAGTCCTTTCATAACTACTTCCCAATGTATTGAATGTCAGACGCAGGTATCACTTGATACGCGCCCTTGTTGTAGGCAGGTGCCACAGTGAATGTGGACTGCTCGGTGTTAGTGTGTTGCACACTAAGTTCTGCTGTCGGGGGTGACAGCGTGCGCGATGGATACATCTCACGATGCTCGACCATGCGCTCTTGCCCAAGTGTGGGCTGCACTAGAAGTGCGCGGAACGGGCGTGCGGGACGCCGTGGCTTGCGGGCTGGTTTGTATCTTCTCAAGGCTGAAAACCTCCGATGTCAAAATTTTGAAATTTGAAAACACCCTATTATTATAACTTATTCTCCAGCTAATGTCAAATGGAGGTAAAGTTAGTTAGGTAATGACAAGTAACGTAATGTACTGAAATGTACTGTATTGTTCCTAAATTGTTCTTACAGGTGGGTGCGCAAGTGCTTGATATGTAAGTAATGTTCTAATGTAGTAGAAATTTGTGAAAATTTAGGGTCTGTGGAGGGTGAGAAAAAAAGGAGCGGAATCGCGTGTAGAGGGGAAGAAAATAAAATTTTCTCAAAATATCGCCATACTTTTTCACTAACTATAGAACATTGTTAGATTTATATATATATATATAGAATACTTTAGTGTACTTAACACTAACTACCATTAGATACAGCTAGATGATACGTTTGTAATGTTCGTTTTTGGCTAAAAATTTGCGAACATTATAAGAACATTACAAGAACATTAGGTCGATTTTGCGAACATTAGGGCGCGGCGCTGGATTGTCTACTGGTTTCATAGGTTAGTGTAATCCACACTAACTTCTTACAACGCAACGCAGAGCATACGATGGGCGCGGCGCTGGACGGATCACTGGTATCGGAGGCTGCTAGGGCGCAGTGCTGGATTGATTACTGGTTTCATTTTTTCAAGACAAAAAAAGGGAGCCTTTCGGCTCCCAGTGTTTAGATGTAGCGGTCAGGATCGGTCAGGTTATGAGTAACCTCGCGTTCAACGTCGAGCAGTTTTTGTATCTTCTCTATTTCGCGGGAGAGGACTCTGCTTCGATTGGCGTAGGTTTCGGCCAATCGTTTGTAATTGTCGCGGTCGTTTTCCAGTTGGTTCAGCTGCTGCATCACCACAGGGTTAACCACTGATTTTTCGATCTGAGTTTTTGATGGTTTATAAAGCATTATCGTGCCTCCCTTTCGCCGACTACAATCATGCCGAATCCGATGGGGATCATAAGCGGGGACACCCAAGCGAATACCGATGGCAGTTCGATGTGGGGGTTGAAGTAGTAAAAGCCAGTCAGTAAAAGGCCAGCGCCGATTAAGACCATGCCAGCGAATAGATAGATGGTTAGAAGTAAATTTGCATTCATTGCATGTTACCCGATAAGTAGAAAAGAATGAGGGGAGCATATGCTCCCCCCGTGAATGGCTAGTCCTCGTTGCCTTTGTCAATCGACATGCCACATTTAGCGGCGGCAGATTCCATAGCCTCGGCCCAAGTCTCGCCGACGATTGCATCGTCTTGCTTGCGTGCTACTTTCCAAGCAGCTTGCAAGTGTCCGAGTATCTTCTCGGCATCAGTCTTAGGCGTTCGCGGTGAGGACTTCTTAGCCGCGTTCTGCAGGGATCGTCGGATGTTCTGCAGTGTGGTATTGGCTCCCTTCTTAAGAAGTTCGACCGCAACCTTATCCTGCATCCCAAGATCGTCAGCGTCTTTACAGGCGACATAGTGATCCACACGTCCCTTGACGTAGGTATCGAAGTCCGCCTTCTTGAGGCCTTTCGCCGCCTCGTCTTTACTGACCAGCGCCGTTGCGTGTTGGACATATAGCACGTCCATTATTGCAGCGTGGCGTTCATCCGCCGCCTTACCCTCGGGAGAGTTCGGCGATACCTTGAGGCCTTTCGCGGACAGTAACATCTCAGGCGCATAGTTCATTTGAACTAATTCCGTTTTGACGTGATCCGCGACAGTGGCCGCGTTACCCTCGGCGAATGCCTGCTCACCCATAAGGTCGAGCGCTCGGGTACAGATGGTTTCGTTGGCAAGACGAACTGCTACTGCCGTTTTGTTTTGTTCATGCATAGCTATTAGCTCCGCATACGCTACACGTTGCACGATAATGGCACGTCCATAGCGACCGCCGAGTTGAACATTGCCTCGGCGACAGGATTAATATAGCACGATCTGGAAATAAACCTAATTATCTAGCAATAGATGGTGTTATCCACACTAAATCGACCCCACCCTACCCCTATGACCCGCTGTCTGCTGACATCGTGTGTACTGCATAGTATTACTAATTTACTCAAATAAATCGGTTTTCCATCAATTCCCAGACCCCACCCCCCTCTACACAGGAACACCCCCCTATAGGAGTCCCAACCTCCTGATTGTAAAAAATTTTTTGTTGTGTATATTCAGCGCAACGGCTTACCGCCAGCGAAACAATTTATGACTTTGCATATAGAACCTGAGATTGGTGTACCTATAGCTGCTGATACTCCTTATGAAGATCTTAAGGAACGAGCCGAAGCAGCGTGTAACACCGCAGAAGAACTAGCAGAGCATGGCTTAGACATAGAACCCACACGTGAAGACAAAGATGTTGCAGCTAAACTAGCTGTTGCCTATGCGGATGACCCTGAAACAACGTCCAAGAAAGTAACAACTAAGCGTGCAGCCACCCTAACACCTGCGTCCCTTGTACTTACTAACCACATACTCAATGAGTTCGGCCACTCTGTAGCAGAAAGTGCTACCCAGATACGGCACCTAGTTACAAATAAGTTATTGCTGGAGTCTGAGAATGATGACCCACGCATACGAATTCGTGCATTAGAGTTGCTAGGTAAGATCTCAGACGTAGGACTGTTTGCTGAGAAGTCAGAAGTTACGATAACCCATCAGTCAACTGACGACCTACGTGCAAAGCTACGGTCTAAATTAGAAAAATTGGTCAACCCCGAAGAAGATATTGAAGACGCTGTTGTTATAGACACCTCACCTGTAGATGTAAAAGCAGCACTCGCGGAGTTAGACGACGAGTACGATGACTGAAGTTGTCTTTGATTTTACTGAAGAGGAAGTTCAGCAGATGCTGGACAACTTGGATGCGTACACGCCAGAAGAAGTGGCAGAGATAGATCGGCTCGTTGATGAGCTAGATGCACGTAAACGCAATCAAGCAGCCTATGATGACCTCATAGAGTTCTGCAAACGTATGCAGCCCGACTTCATTGTCGGTAAACACCACAGAATATTAGCTGACATGCTAATGGATATTGAGCAAGGTAACAAAGATCGTATATGCGTGAACATCCCACCACGGCACGGGAAGTCAAACCTAGTGTCTATCATGTATCCAGCGTGGTTCTTGGGGAGGAACCCAAACAAAAAGGTAATGATGGTGTCGCACACCACCGATTTGGCGGTAGATTTTGGCCGAAAGGTGCGAAATCTGATTGCAACGGAGGAGTATTCGACAATATTCCCCACCGTGAAGCTGGCGATAGACTCAAAATCAGCAGGACGGTGGAACACAAACGCTGGTGGCGAGTATTACGCCTGTGGAATTGGCTCGTCAATCGCAGGACGGGGCGCGGACTTGCTTTTAGTGGACGATCCGCACTCAGAACAGGACGTAATCAACGGTAATTTTGAAGTTTTTGCCAAAGCATACGATTGGTTCACGTTTGGAGCGCGTACTCGTCTCATGCCGGGGGGCCGTGTAGCCATAATTCAGACCAGATGGCACATGGATGACCTAACTGGGCGCGTAACCAAGGATATGGGGCAGAATGAGCGGGCAGATCAGTACGAAATTGTAGAATTTCCTGCAATTTTGGATATAGAGGACGAAGAAACAGGCGATATAGTGGAGAAACCGCTGTGGCCTGAGTTTTTTGACCTAGAAGCACTGCTACGCACCAAGGCATCCATGCCTACATTCCAATGGAATGCCCAATATCAGCAAGAACCTACCGCAGAAGAGGCCGCGTTGGTCAAACGCGAGTGGTGGCAGATATGGGATCAGGATGATCCGCCTCAGTGCGAGTACATAATCATGTCACTGGACGCTGCAGCCGAGACTCACAACCGTGCGGACTACACAGCACTCACTACGTGGGGTGTGTTTATGAATGAAGACGTAGATGCGTACAACATCGTGCTGCTCAACAGTATAAAGAAGCGCCTAGAGTTCCCAGACCTAAAAGACATGGCTATGCAGGAGTATATGGAGTGGGAGCCAGACGCATTTATAGTGGAGAAGAAGTCAGCAGGCACGGCGCTGTATCAAGAGATGCGTCGTATGGGGCTACCCGTGTCTGAATACACCCCACACAGGGGGTCAGGCGATAAACTAGCACGACTAAACTCAGTAGCAGATATTGTAGCAAGTGGTATATGCTGGGTGCCTCCTACGAGGTGGGCGGAAGAAGTAATTGAAGAAATCGCTGGGTTTCCATTTATGAGCCACGATGACTTGGTTGACTCCACGGTCATGGCGCTTATGCGCTTCAGACAAGGTGGGTTCATACGACTACCGACAGACGAGCCTGAAGAACAACGGTATTTCAGAAGGCGCGGAAACGGCTACTACTAGAGATTTATTATGGCTATTGAAAAAGGACTGTACGCTGCCCCGTTGGGTATGGATGAAGAAGTCGAAGCTGGAGCAGATCTGGAGATTGAGATTGTAGACCCAGAGATGGTGACTCTGGATGATGGCTCCGTTGAGATAACTATAATACCTGATGCTGACATGGGTGACATGGTGCCCTTCGACGCCAATCTAGCCGAGGTGCTAGAAGATAACGTGTTAAATAAAGTGTCTGATGATCTTATTGGTTCAGTAGACGCCGATACACACAGCCGCAAAGATTGGGCGGACAGCTTCGTTAAAGGGCTTGATGTTCTTGGCTTTAAATATGAAGAGCGTAACGAGCCGTGGGAAGGCGCGTGTGGTGTGTACTCTACAGTCCTTGCTGAAGCAGCCATACGCTTCCAAGCAGAAACTATGTCTGAGACGTTTCCCGCTGCTGGCCCTGTACGTGTAAAGATCCTTGGAGAAGAGACAAAAGAAAAGGATGAGGCTGCACAGCGCGTAAAAGCTGATATGAATTACGAGCTTACCGAGCGCATGGTGGAGTACAGACCCGAACACGAACGCCTGTTATACAGCCTTGGCTTGGCGGGTAGTGCGTTCAAGAAAGTTTATTTTGATCCTAACATCGGTAGGCAGGTTGCACTGTACATACCAGCCGAAGATGTGGTGGTGCCATACGGTGCGTCTAATATAGAAAGCGCAGAGCGTGTTACGCACATTATGCGTAAGACCAAGAACGAGCTTAGGAAGTTACAGGCGTCTGGTTTTTACAAAGACATAGAGCTTGGCGATCCACAGCCGTATCACACAGATATAGAAGAGCGTAAAGCTGAAGAAGGTGGCTACTCTATAACAGACGATTATAGGTACACCGTTTATGAGATCCACGCTGACATCATTATAGAAGGTGTCGATGAGGATGAAGAAGAGATAGCTAAGCCTTACGTTGTAACTATTGAACGTGGAACAGGCGAGATTCTGGCAATACGCCGTAACTGGAACCCCGATGATGAGCTAATGCTCAAGCGTCAGCACTTCGTACACTACGCATACGTGCCGGGGTTTGGGTTCTACGGTCTAGGACTTATACATATAATCGGTGGGTACGCTAAAGCAGGTACCTCCATAATTAGACAGCTTGTAGACGCTGGTACGTTGTCTAACTTGCCCGGAGGTCTTAAGTCTCGTGGGTTACGTATTAAGGGTGATGACACTCCCATAGAGCCGGGAGAGTTTAAAGATGTAGACGTGCCGTCAGGCAGCATCCGCGACAACATTATGCCGCTTCCTTATAAGGAGCCGAGTCAGACCCTGTTACAACTGCTAGATAAAATCACGCAAGAAGGCCGTAGGCTGGGTGCCATCAGCGACATGAACATCTCGGACATGTCAGCAAACGCTCCTGTGGGTACAACACTTGCGCTCTTAGAACGTACCTTGAAGCCAATGGCTGCGGTACAGGCGCGTGTTCACTACGCCATGAAGCAAGAGTTTAAATTACTCAAAGCGATCATGGCTGAGTACGCTCCCGCAGAGTATGGGTATGAGCCGATACGTGGTGAGATAACCGCTCGTCAGATGGACTATATGATGGTGGACGTGATCCCTGTCAGTGATCCTAATAGCTCTACGATGGCGCAACGTGTGGTTCAGTATCAGGCGGTGTTGCAGATGTCACAGTCCGCACCTCAGATATATGACCTACCGCAGTTGCACAGGCAGATGATCGAAGTGTTGGGCGTTAAGAACGCAGACAAGTTGGTGCCGACAGAAGACGATGCCAAGCCTACTGATCCTATAAGTGAGAATATGGACGCGCTGAATGGCAAGCCGTTGAAAGCGTTTATATACCAAGACCACGAAGCGCACATCGCAACACACACGGCGTTTATGCAAGACCCAATGATTGCTCAGACGTTAGGGCAGAACCCACAAGCTCAACGGATCATGGCATCACTACAAGCGCATATTGCGGAGCACACCGGCTTCTTGTATCGCAAGCAGATAGAAGAGAAGTTAGGCGCACCGCTACCCGCACCGAATGCGGAACTGTCAGAAGAGGTAGAGTTGAACCTAGCTCGTTTGGCGGCACAGGCAGGACAGCAGATCACACAGGCGCGTCAACAGCAGGCCGCACAACAAGCCGCACAAAAGCAGGCTCAAGATCCGCTTATGCAGTTGAAGCAGGCAGAACTACAGGTCAAGCAGCAAGAAGTGCAGCGTAAGACACAGAAGGATCAGACTGATGCACAGTTGCAAGCTGCTGAATTACAAAGAAAATCTAAGAAAGACCAAGCGGACGCGATGATCGACGCAGAGCAGTTGAAGATAGAACAACAAGAAATGCAGATCGACGCTAGAAAAGCCGGGGTCAAGATGGCGGCAGAACGTCGTAGAGATAACGCCAAGTCAGACTTGGACACACTAAAGGCTATACAGGAAAGCCGAAACAAGGATAGATAGTGGCTAAAACCGTCATAGACGTGCTTAAAGAAAAAATCGAGGCTGAAAGAGCCTCTGCAATAGAGTTTATTGCTACGGGAGGAGCTAAAGACTTCTCTGCGTACAAAGAAGCGACAGGGTTGGTTCGGGGTCACGACGCCTGTTTGCAGCATATAGAAGACCTCTTGCGAAACTTGGAGTACGAAGATGAGTGATGTTGCACAAGCAACCGTTACTGAAGAGGAGTTTGAGGCTCAAATACCCGTGCCTGTGGGGTATAGAGTGTTGATCGCCATGCCACACGTTGAAGAGACGTTTGATGGCACTGACTTACTTAAATCTGTAACCACAAAAAACCACGAACAAGTCATGTCGATTATCGGGCTTGTGTTAGATATGGGCGAACAAGCCTACTCTGACGCAGACCGATTCCCTACTGGCCCGTGGTGCAAGCAAGGGGACTATGTAATGTTCCGTGCTAATACAGGGACTAGGTTTTCAATAGATGGTAGAGAGTATCGTTTAATGAACGATGATTCTATCGAAGCTGTTGTACCAGACCCTCGTGGTATTGAGAGAGTATAAGGAGTAAGTTATGCCGTTTCAAAAAGTAGAATACGAATTCCCCGAAGATGATAGTGTCGGAGCCACTGATATAGAAGTGGAGGATTCTGATGCAGTGGAGATCGACTTGTCAGGAAAAAAGACCGCCGACGACTATGCAGATACTTCTGACGAACCTGAAGTGGAAACTGCAGCGACGGAAGAAGATATTGAAATCGAAGTTGTCGATGATACCCCTAAAGCTGATAGGAACCGTAGACCCTCTGAACCACCGACTGATGTTACGGATGAAGAGTTGGAAAGCTACTCTGATAAGGTTCGTAAGCGGATTCAACATTTTAGCAAAGGGTACCATGACGAACGACGAGCGAAAGAAGCGGCGGAACGGGAGCGTGTGGAGCTAGAGCGTATTACGCAACGCCTCGTTGATGAGAACAAAGAGCTAAAAGGCACTGTAAATAAGAATCAAGAAATCTTATTAGAGCAGGCCAAGAAAAATACAGAGGCTGAAGTAGCCGCTGCTAAGAAGGCGTATGCTGAAGCCTACGAAGCAGGAGACACAGAACGTGTTGTAGACGCGCAAGAAGCGCTAACTAATGCGAGAATACGCTCTGATAAGCTAGATAACTTTGAAATGGAGCCTTTACAGGAGGAAGAAACTCCGGTACAAGTCACTCCAGAGCCTCTTGATGAACGAGCAGCAAAATGGGTACAGGACAATCCTTGGTTTGTAGAAGACATAGGTATGCGACAGGTCGCCCTAACCGTTCACGACAGGTTAATAAAATCTGGGGTTAGCCCCAAATCGGATGAATACTACGAGACTATTAATGCTCGTATGCGAAAAGTATTTCCCGAAGAGTTTGAAGACTCTGTGGAAGAAGTTTTTGAGGAGGAGAAACCAAAACGACAGTCAAATGTGGTGGCCCCCGCTACGCGGAGCACCGGCCCTAAGAAGGTCACACTATCGCCAACACAAATGGCTCTATCTAAGCGTTTAGGTATAACTCCCCAAGAATACGCCAAGCAAATGGTTGCATTAGAACGAGGAAATCAATAATGGCTGAGAACAGAATCAAGAGAGATAATGACACCCGTGAAACTAAGGCTCGCAAGAAACATTGGGTAAAACCAGATGTTTTACCTGCTGTTGATGTAGGAGATGGCTATGTTCCACGTTGGGTTCGTATTTCTACTCTTGGAGTAACAGACGCCACCAATGTTTCCTCCAAATTACGTGAAGGTTGGGAGCCTGTGAAGGCCGAAGACCACCCAGAGATATTGTCTGACAGAAGCGAAAGGTTTGAAAGCAATATAACTCAGGGTGGGCTACTGCTTTGTAAGGCTCCAAGAGAGATGGTTGAAGAACGTAATGACCATTACGAACACCAAACCAGATCGCAGATGCATTCTGTAGACAACAACCTCATGCGCGAAAACGATCCTCGTATGCCTTTGTTCAACGAGCGCAGCACAAAAGTTACCAATTTTGGTAAAGGAACTTAAATTATTGTTAAGAGGTTAACATGGCTTATCCAACAGTCGATGCCCCTTATGGGCTAAAGCCGGTAAAGCTGCTTAGTGGTGTTCCATACGTAGGTACTACTCGTCAATACAGTATAGCTAGTGGCTATGCTACGAGTATCTTCTACGGGGATGCTGTCAAGCTAGTTACCGGAGGCACCGTTGAGCGTGATACGTTCGATGCTGCCATGACTCCAATTGGAGTCTTCATGGGTGTAACTTACACCGATCCTAGTACGGAATACTATCCGGCTAGCACCGTTGCTTCAGATATTAAAGCATACGTGTGTGACGCTACTGACGTATTGTTCAAAGTTGCTGTTGTGTCGTCTGGCACCACTATTGCTGATTTAGCTATCACTGATATTGGCGCAAACGCCACTGGAGTAGACAACACTGGAAGCACCGTAACAGGTAATTCCGCATGTGCTATTTCAGATTCGTCTGCTACCACTAACACACTTCCTCTCCGCATCGTTGCCTTGGTTGAAGAAACCAAGAACTCTTCTGGCGGATTTACTGAAGCATATGTTAAGTGGAACGCAGGTCACCAATTTGATAATACCACTGGCGTATAAGGAGTAAGGTAAAATGGCTATTTCAAGAGCGCAATTACTTAAAGAACTCCTACCCGGACTGAACGCTTTGTTCGGAATGGAGTACGCTAAGTATGGTGAAGAGCACTCGGAGATTTTTGAATCAGAAACCTCTGACCGTTCTTTTGAAGAAGAAACTAAGTTGTCAGGATTCTCTGCTGCCCCCGTCAAAGACGAAGGTGCTGCGATTGAATACGATAACGCACAAGAAGCATTCACTGCTCGTTATACGCACGAGACCGTGGCTATGGGCTTTTCGATCACTGAGGAAGCAATTGAAGATAATCTCTACGATTCGCTCTCTGCACGTTATACGAAGGCTCTGGCACGCGCTATGGCGTACACCAAGCAAGTGAAAGCGGCGACTATCCTCAACAATGCGTTTGCATCAGGCACCACTTACGGTGATGGCAAAGTATTGTGTGCAACGGATCACCCGCTTGTTTCTGGTGGCACCAACTCAAACCGTCCCGCCGTTGCGGCTGATCTTAACGAAACTTCTTTAGAAGCGGCTGTTATTCAGATTGCAGGTTGGACTGATGAGCGTGGTTTGCTGATTGCAGCACGTCCCACCAAGCTGATTATCCCACCGAATCTGCAGTTTGTAGCAACTCGTTTGCTTGAGACTGAAGGTCGTGTAGGAACGGCTGACAACGATTTGAACGCATTGCG